CTATTGAGCATACGAGCTTTGTACTCGTTCATAATCGCTGCATCCCCTTTGGGTCTGCCTCGTGCTACTCTATTGCCTCTTTTTTTAGACTCAACTTCAGTCTTCCGAGGTCTTCCTCTTTTACGTTTGACAGGTTTTTCTTCTAAGGAATCATTCTTACTCTGTATAGCTTCAGAGGTTACGTCAGTAGTCTCTGATGTTGATACCTTTTCTGTATGGTTTTCAGTATTCATCATTTTGTCCTCAAATAGTTAGAAACTAACGTTCCTAAGGAATGATTGATTGTATTCGAAGGTCAATACTTGTATTAAGTGGTAGTATTGAGTACAAAGTTTATTGATAGATGTGATGTTAGATTCACAGTGTTCAATGTTTGTTGTCACTATACAGTATATTATAGCATACTTTTGAGTAAAAGTCAACCCTTTTTAGTATCTTTTTTTAATATAGAGTATCTGCACATTAACTTTATAGGTTCTGCACGGATTCCATGATAGCCTTGATAGCTATATCCTATTGATAACTAAGGCTTTATAGGCTTTATAGCTTGATTGCCTTTTTAGCTTCTTTTTTATTATATTCTTGACTGTTTTAGTAGGTTATTAAGAGACTACCGAGGTCAATAGAGGTCAATTTAGCCCTATTTTGTATCTGGGCAGCTACTACAAAGGCTACAATGACTCTTTAGGGGGCTCGGGGGCTTCGAAGCACGTCAGTCACGTGTAACAAAATAGGGCTTGACAGGGCTATGAAGTTATGATAGGGCTTGATTGGGCCACTAACGTGCTACAATTAAGGCTTGACAGGGCTATGAAGTTATGATAGGCGATACTACACAGGATCTGAACAGGCTTGATAGGACTTGATAGGACTTGATAGGACTTGATAGGTCTGATTAGTCTAAATAGTTGACAGTGAGGGGCTAAATAGCACCACTCTAAAGGCTTGATAGCCCTTGATAGACCTCTGGTGATTTCGCATTGTGTTAGCTATGAAGCCTTGATAGGGCTTGATAGACAATGCGATCAGCAACTAAAAAGCCCCATCAATTGCTTGATAGGGCTCTCTAGTTGCTGCTAGTGTTATGCTAGGCTTTACCAGTTATTAAGACTCTCGGTATAGTCACTAATCCAAGTATCAGCTTCTAAGCTGTCACCTAACATTCTAACGAGCGATCTGTATAGCATATCCTTTAGTTCTTGATCGTCTTCTAACACTATCGTACGTACTAAGTAATTAATGCGGGATTTGTAGCAATTAACATGCGCATCTGATTTATTACGTAGTGACATGAATTGTTCATAAGTTAGTGACATAATTTATTACCTCTTAGTTAGTTAGTAAGGTAATAATAAAACTAAGCCCCTTAGATGTCAACCTAAAGGGCTATAATAAATTAATATATACTATGTTAAAAATAGTTCTAAGAGGTAATTAATTAGACGCTCAATAATCATTGGATTGTTAACGCCTCTGGGTTATCAACTACGAAGCCTGTATTATCTTTCTTAGCATCCCCTTTAGCCCTTAGACCTACAATCACTGGACCACTATTAGCATTGTCCCAGTCACTGATATCACCATCAATAACAGGTCGATTTAGAAAGGTCTTAGGTAATCCGCCTCTAAATACTACTGCTATAGGTCGGCTAGTCTTTAGGGCTTGTTTGACCTCTGATTGATACTCTGGACGGTTGCTATAACTAAATATATATAGTTCATTGTCTAGGGCTTTATGTATACGGTTTGCAATCTTTGTATAGTCGACAAAGGTAATATCTTTAAATTGTTGTTTAATACTACGCCAATTATAATCGCTAATAGTGTTAAGACGTACAACAGGCTTTACGTTAGTCTTTTTACATAGGCGCTCAAAATTAGATAGTTCTTTAATCAACTGGGCTTTAAAGCCTTTGCTGTCATTCAATAGCCAATCGGTTTTAGCCGTCCTAGCGGATGCAACATTATTAAAACGGCCACGTCCAGCACTCTTAAGACAACCGTCAAAACAACCCGCCTTATCGCTATTGGGGCATAGAGTCTTAGTTGGCATTAATGACAAGCCCGCATATCGAATAGACTGTTCTTTATTGGTCTTAGCTATCTTTGTATTTGCACCGTTAGTATCTAATAGTTTCATAATACACCACCTAGAATTGAGCTTGAAAAAATTACTGCGACTGCAGCAGCGAACACACCGTATACAATATTCTCTAGCATTGGTCTATACCTCTGTTAATACTGGGGCTATATTTCAAGCCCCGTTGAAGTTATTGAGCATTGAAGGCGAAGTTAAAAAGGCTGCGACCTTTCTTAGACTCTAGAGCCAATGTTAACTTGCCTAAATGGATTTGTTTAAAGCTGCTAGGTTTGCCGTTTACATTACCAAAGCCCCAACGTTTCTTTTGACTACGCAGGCGATAAAAGCCTTGCTTGCCTAGTACCGTGAAGCGAGTAGTGCCGTTAGATGTTGCTTTAATAGTAAGTAGTTTCATTGGGTGTTACCTCTTTGTTAGTTGGTAAGACCTATTATAAGGATCTAAAAACCAATGTCAACAACTAATTGTAAAAAAATTTAAAATAATTCTACTGCTACTATCTTTTAACGTGCGCACGTGCGAATAGCATAGACCACCCAGGATGTCAAGACTTTATTTTGTGGTACGTTAGTGACGTGCTACATCGCTGTGATACGCCAGTGACGTGCAACAAAAAAAAATAAAAATAATTTGCATATAGGTATTGACAAGGCAGATCGCAGATCTTAATATATACCTACAGATTAACAAACGGAGCAGATCACTATGGAACACAAAACTTCAGACTTTGCCTTACACATGCGAGTAATACGTTGGGCAGTTGAATCAGGTATGGGCTTTGTAGCTACAGAGTCCAATGGTGTTTACTACATAGAGTTTACTGGAGGATACTAAGATGACAGATCAGCAGATTAGAGAATATTACGACATCAATCTTAACTTGACATTATCAGAGCTATCACGTATAACTGGTAAGACCAAAGCAGAACTTAAAAGGATACTAATGCAATGACAAAATATTTCTACAAACTACTTGACAGCGAAGGAAAACACCTTCAAACTTACGATCATCCAGTTAAGGCTGAAAAAGCAGCAGATCATTATTGGATGGTCAAAGGCGAATATCCACAGATTATTAAGATTAAAGGCAGATCACTATGAAAAACAAACCAGAAAACCTAAAAGCAATGCTAAAACAGCGCATCAAAGACATTGACAAGGCTCTAATGAACTTTGACCCCGCTCAACATTTGACATACGCACAGTTTGATGAGTACTTAGACGAGGTATACAAACCAGTCACTGTAGGTGGTCGTGCTTTTTTGGCCTCTAAAGTCCTATTTCAGCTTGACTACACAGCCTACTTCGAAGACTTCAGAAACTGGGCAGATACTGTTGACTATACGCAGATCAACGAGTATAATCAGTTACAAGATGAACGTGAGATGACCTTAGATTGGTTGGGGGAGCTATGAATACAGATACATATTGTGCAATGTACAACTACTTAGTCCTAGATAGGCGTATTGACCCTGACGATGCTAAGTGTATATTGGCAGACATTGATGAAGAAGCAACAGATAGTGACCACGCTTGGGACTTATTAGAGGATTTAGTATGAAATACCGTAGAGAACATGTAGATACATTCACTGTAGGCGCTGCAAAGGCCATTCTAGACGATTTAGGCATTGAAGCCCTACCTACCTACAGGGACACTATAGAACTCGCTACAGAGGCTACTGGGCGCTATGTGATGGTACTTGCCAAAGACGATAATTATGATGTACTATACGAACATTGGCACTTATAGGAGAAAACTATGAAGCAATATAGGGTAACAGTCTGGGGCAATTACAACCAAGACAAGAAATATTGTTATGTTGTTGGGCTATCAGACCTTGACAATTACAAAAAACAACTTAAAATGATGTACAACCGTTTCATTATTGAGGACACAGGAAGAAAACTATGAGATGCGTAGCTTGTAATGTAGAGCTAAATGACTACGAAGCAACCAGAAAAGACTCTAACGACCAGTTTATTGACCTTTGCAACCACTGCTATAGCACTGTAGGCTATGAAGGCGACAGTGTTAGACTGGACTTAGTACACGAAGCAGATATATTTTACGAAGAATCTGATGAAGAATCTTTACAGTTTGATCAAAATATGCTAAAATATTAACTATATAGTGAAAAACTTGTTATGAACTCTAAGAATATTAAAATACAAACCCTAAAGAACTCTATAGAGGATCTACTTAGTACTTTGCCCTATGCAGATGGTCCTGCTTATTATCAAGATAAGAGACGACTAGCAGATCTTAGAGAACAACTTAGAAAACTAGAACAGCGCATCCCTTGCGTGATAAAGGAGTAAACAGATGGCGTTAGTAAAGTCAGGCCTACCATGTCCAAAGTGTACAAGTTCAGATGCCTACGCTATTTATGACAATGGTTGGGGTAAGTGCTTTAGCTGTGACGCTAACATCCCGTTAGAATCTAATGAAGATTACGAGAAAGAAGAGGAATACATTGTGACAAAGACCTATACATCAGCAGTCCCTAAAGAGATTACATACAGAGCCTTAGTAGATCGTAATATCTCTGTCAACACTGCAGAACGCTTTGGTGTTGGTTACTCTGGAGCAGATCTAGTATTTCCCTTTGGCAGCGCAGCTAAGATACGTAAAGGAGGTAACAAAGACTTTACCATTGTAGGCAACTGGAGCACCTCTACAGGCTTGTTTGGTCAAGAGCGCTTCTCTGGTGGCGGTAAGATGGTAATCATCACAGAAGGCGAGATAGACGCTCTCAGTGCCTTTCAGATGATGGATGCTAAGTATCCTGTAGTCAGTGTTCGTAATGGCGCTAAGAGTGCCTTAAAGGACTGCAAAACTAACTACGAATATTTAGACAGCTTCGATACTATCTACATCAACTTTGATAACGATGATGCAGGTATGGAAGCAACTAAAGAGGTAGCAGAACTCTTTGCACGTAAGGCCAAGATTGTCAAGCTACCTAATGGTGTCAAAGATGCCAACGATATGCTTAAGGATGGACGCAAGACAGAGTTTAGTGTGGCAGTTTGGAGGGCTGAGGCATTTACACCAGATGGTATCATTGCAGGTGAGACGCTCTATGACGAGGTAATGAAGCCTATTAAGGGCGCAGATGTCCTGTATCCATTCCCAGAGATGAATAAGCTGACATACGGTATTCGTACAGGCGAGCTAGTAACTATCACAGCAGGTTCAGGCTTAGGTAAGTCACAGTTCCTACGTGAGATTGTTTGGAACATTATGAAGACCTCTGATGAGAAGGTAGGACTAATGTTTATGGAGGAGTCAGTACGAAAGACTGCATTGTCTCTGATGTCTCTAGCAGCTAACAAGCCTCTACATCTACCAGACAGTCAAGCATCAGATGAGGAGAAGACAGATGCTTTTAATGCAACCCTTGGCACTGGTCGTGTTTATCTTTTTGACCACTTTGGTAGTAGTGACGTTGATAACCTTGTTAACAGAGTCCGTTATATGGCGAAGGCTATGGATTGTAAGTATATCTTCCTCGACCATATTTCTATTGTGGTTTCTGCTCAGTCAAATGGTGATGAGCGTAAGGCCATAGATGAGATTATGACCAAGTTACGTACACTGGTAGCAGAGACTGGTATTGCACTGTTCTGTGTCAGCCACTTGAAGCGTCCTAGTGACAAAGGGCACGAAGAAGGTGCAGCGACCAGTCTAGCTCAACTACGTGGCTCAGGCTCTATTGCACAGCTAAGTGATATTGTGATAGGATTGGAACGTAACGGGCAAGCAGAGGACATTCTAGACCGTAACACAACTAAGGTACGTGTTCTAAAGAACCGATTTAGTGGTACTACTGGCCCTGCAGGTCACTTGCTTTACAGCTTGGACACTGGTAGAATGACTGAACGTGAGATATTTGAGGAAGAGACGTTATGAAGACTTGTAACAAATGTAATGCAGAACTTATTAAAGGTAGAAACTGGTACGCAGCATGGGAAGGTACTGGACAGTTGGAGTGTAAAGACTGTTACAAGGAAGCTAGCGTAAGGTCTAACGGATCTAGGATGTGGGTAAATGGTAAGTATATCTCAAAGAAACATCCATTGTTTAAAGCAGGACGTTACAAAACTCTAGATGATGCGTGGAGTCACGTAGAAATAGATCAGAGAAGTGCTGAAGGAGAAGTTTACATCATAGCCAACAAAGCCTTTCCTAACTGGTATAAGGTAGGCAAAGCAGTAAGCGCTGAAGATCGTCTAAACGGTTATCAGACTAGTTCACCATTCCGTGACTACGAGCTACTATACTCAGTTAAGTTCGATAATCGACATCGTGCTGAGTCTGATGTTCATAAACTACTGCGTAATGTTTTAGATGAAGAGTGTTGTAAAAGCGAATGGTTTAAGGCAGACTATGAATCAATACAAGAGGTGATTGATACGGTAAAAGCAAGTGAAGCACAGCTTGACCTTTTAACTGGAACGTGATATAATATTACTATACAGACAGCAAGCCAAGAGAAGGCATAGAATGATATACTTAGACATTGAAACAAACTTAGCACATGATACTATTTGGTTATGTGTTACACGCAAAGATGGAGAAACTAAACACTGGAGATCACCACAGGGCTTACAAGCCTATATAGGCAACGATAGCGTCTGTGCTCACAATGGTATAGGCTTTGACTATCCTATCCTTAGAGCTGTGTGGGGAGTGCAGATACGTAAACGACAGGCTGTAGATACTTTGATTATGTCAAGGCTCTACAACCCAGTCTTAGAAGGTGGTCATAGTCTTAAAGCATGGGGCAAACGTCTAGGCTTTGAGAAGATGGACTTTGATGTAACAGACTTTGATGGAGGCTACACAGATGAAATGGCTGAATACTGTGCTAGAGATGTTCTTGTCTTAGAACGACTACATAAGCACTTAGATACAGAACTATCTGCTTGGAATGCACAAGAAGCTGTTGACATGGAGCATGAGGTAGCTATAATACTATCTCGAATGGAACGAACAGGGTTTAAAATTGACTATGAAAAAGCTAGAGAGATGGAAGATACGCTTGTCAACGAGATGGCAACTATTGAAACTGAGCTACAAGCTACGTTCCCGCCCATTGTTGAAGAGCGCATTAGTGCCAAGACAGGCAAACGTCTTAAAGACAAAGTTACTATCTTTAATCCAGCGTCTAGAAAACAGATTGCAGAACGACTAGAAGGGTTAGGTGTTGACTTTGACAAGTACACAGAGAAGGGCAACGTAATCATTGATGACGTAGTGCTCAACTCTATAGACCTACCAGAGGCTAAACAACTAGCACGTTACTTCTACTTACAGAAGAAACACGGACTGGTTAAGTCATGGTTAAAAGCAACTAAAGAAGATGGACGTGTACACGGTCGTATTAACAGTCTAGGAGCTGTCACTAACCGATGTACACATAGTAGCCCTAACATGGCTCAGATTCCATCAGATCACGATTGTAGGGAGTTATGGCATGTGGGAAGTAATCGAAGTCTTGTTGGAAGTGATTTATCTGGTATCGAGCTTCGCTGCCTAGCTCACTACATGAGAGACGATAGCTATACAAAGGAGTTACTAGAGGGTGATATACACACAGCTAACCAAGAGGCAGCAGGACTACCTACACGCTCGGATGCAAAGACATTCATCTATGCGTTCTTGTACGGTGCAGGTGAAGCCAAACTAGGCTCTATCGTTGGTGGTGGAGGTAAAGAAGGTGCAAAGCTAAAGCAGAAGTTCTTCCGTAAGATTCCTTCGATGAAGAAGCTAATCGACAAGGTTAAACGACTGTCAGCTAAGGGCTACGTACCTGCAATGGACGGTAGACGCATACAAGTGAAGTCAGAACACTCAGCACTTAACATGCTTCTACAGTCAGCAGGGGCTATCGTGGCTAAACAGTGGCTCATTGAATCACAACGACAGGTAGTCAAACAAGGCTTGGATGCCAAGCTAGTTGCCTTCGTACACGATGAGACACAATGGGACTGTGCAGACAAAGACGCTGAGAAGTTAGCAGAGTTGCTAGTTAAGGCTGCAGAAGACGCAGGCAATCAACTAGGATTCAGGCTACCAGTGGCTGCAGAGTCAGCAATAGGAAAAACTTGGGCAGATACTCACTAAAAGTGTTGACATCTGTCACAGATATGCTATAATAATAGTATAGATCGTAAAAAATTAACTGTCAACCTATATGGAGAACGACACTATGAGCAACCCAATCAAACTTAAAGCAGACGTAATGTGGGCTAACCTAGATATTCGTAACGAGATGTCTGGTAAGTACCAAGTAGATCTCTGCAACCTATCTCCTGCAGCATCTCAAGCTCTGCGAGACCAAGGTATCGAAGTAAAGAACAAAGAAGACAAAGGTGATTTCATTACCTGTAAGTCCAACAATACCATCCGAGCCTATGACGCTAACGGTCTAGAACTTGACGGTGTATCAGTTGGTAACGGCTCTAAAGCCATTGCAGTCATCGGTTCTTACGCTTGGTCATTCCGCAACAAAGAAGGTGTGAGCCCATCACTTAAGAAGCTAGTCATTACTGATCTAGTGTCCTACACAGACGCTGAACCAGTATCTATTGATGACGATGACGACATCCTATGATCGGACTAGTCGATGCTGATATACTGACATATCAGATCGGCTTTGGTGCAGAGGGTGACTCAGAGAAGAGCGCCCTCAATACCTTAGATGGCTTTATATGCGATCTTATGCTGTTAGACCTTCCAGATGTGTTTGACTTTGAGTTCTACATAACTGGTAAGGGTGAACCTAACTTCCGTGAGGCAATCGCAGTAACACAGCCCTACAAAGGCAATCGCAGTGGTACAAAGAAACCTGAACATCTCCAAGCATTGCGAGACAGGTTAGTCAACTACTGGAGTGCTGTTGTAGCTAAGGGTGAAGAAGCCGATGATTTAATCAGTAAACGGATGACACAGCTAGGCGATAACTGCATCTGTATCAGTATCGATAAGGATTTGGATACTGTACAAGGTTGGCACTATAACTTCCGCAAACAAGATCTTTACTACGTAGACGCTGATGAAGCCCTATACAACTTCTACCATCAGTTATTGACTGGTGATAGAGTTGATAATATACAAGGTGTTCAAGGCATTGGACCTAAGAAGGCTGATAAGCTCTTAGCTGAACTAACTACTGAACAAGAGATGTGGGATGTTTGTGTCGAAGCACATGGAAGTGTTGACAGAGCCTTAGAAGATGCTATACTGTTGCACATGAGACGTAAGGATAACGAGATATGGCAACCGCCAAACGAAAGGTAAAACCTCCAAAGGGTTATGACAGCTTCTTTGAGTACGATGCACACATCAAATACTTGAAGAACTGTCGTTACCACCCTGAGAAGATTACCTATACACAAGTTAAGCAATACGAACCAGACTTTATCTATGTATCGCCAAAGGGCTTCAAAACCTATATAGAGACCAAAGGGCGCTTCAGAGATTCAGCAGAGGCTCGCAAATACAAAGACATTAGAGACGGTTTAGCCAAGGATGAAGAGATTGTCTTTATATTCCAAAACCCTGCAACACCTTTTCCACACGCTAAGAGGCGTAAGGATGGTACAAGGATGACGCATGGAGGATGGGCTGAACTAAACAACTTTAGATACTTTACCTTAGAAACTATACCTAACGAATGGAGAACCAAATGATTCATATCAGTATCCAACTACAGACCAATGACGGTGACGCAGAGCGTAAGACCTCAGTACTTGAGAAGGTCTATGACCCTATGACGGGCTATCTAGATCTACTTAAAGACTACGAGAAACTGCTTAAAGGCTTCTACCGTGTAGAGGACAAAGCCGATGTTGACTCAGCAGGAAGTTAAAGAGATCCTGTCGCAGTACGATGAAGTCACTCTTCTGGAGATACTTGACGTGTCTTCAGAGGAGCTACTAGACCGCTTCGAAGATCGTATTGACGAGCAGTATGACGAGCTAGTAGAGGAACTGTGTTATGACAGACAAGACCTATCCGATCAGTGAAGAGCAGTATAAAGAGTTCTGGGATGCTCTGAAGGAAGAGGAAGACCCAGTAAACAAACCTGCACACTATGCAAACAAACAAATAGAAGTAATAGATTATATTGACGACACTGTACCAGACTGCTATAGTTTCTACTTTGGTAACGCACTGAAATACCTTAGCCGACATCTTAACAAAGGCAACCCAGTGCAAGACCTAGAGAAGTGTAAGTGGTACATTGACCGCATGATTGAGGATAATTAATGTTAGAAGATTTAGTAGTTGTATGGGCAAAAGATCGAGGGATTCTAGACCAAGGTACTATCGAGGGTCAGCTAAAGAAGCTCCAAGAGGAGATGGACGAGCTGAAGGAAGCATGGGAGAAGGACGACCGAACAGAGTACGCAGACGCTATTGGGGACTGTGCAGTGGTTCTAATCATTCTCGCTGAGATGTATGGCTTAGACTACAAAGACTGCTTAGGGGCTGCTTATGGTGAGATTGTTACTCGTAAGGGTCGTATGATTGACGGTGTATTTGTGAAGGACGCTGAAGTATGATTATTGAGATATACGGCACTACCAACTGTGCCTTCTGTAAAGACGCTGTAGAGCTCTGTGAGGCTGCAAAGCTAAATTACAAGTACACAGCCCTAGATGTTTATCCAGAGGCTCTAGAGGCCTTAGAAGAGCGTATAGGACGTATCCGAACAGTACCGCAGATCTTTATTGACGGTGAGCACGTAGGAGGCTTCACTGATTTAAAAGAGGCTATGAAGAATGGTTAAGGTTGATTACAGTCGCAACGAGGGCTTCAGTGAACAAGCACTGAGCCTTCTAAAAGACTACTACTGCAAGAATAACGAAGACCCTCAAGATGCCTTTGCACGAGCTGCAATGGCCTACTCAGAGGGCGACATGGAGTTTGCCCAAAGGATTTATGATTACGCTAGTAAGCGCTGGTTTATGTTCAGTAGCCCTGTACTGTCTAATGCTCCTAGCAACGGTGAAGCAGTCAAAGGTCTACCTATTAGCTGCTTCCTTACTTATGTGCCTGATGATCTACATGGCCTTATAGAGCACAATGCAGAGGTAGCATGGCTTAGTGTCAAAGGCGGTGGTGTAGGAGGTCACTGGAGCGATGTCCGAGGCATCTCAGACAAGAGTCCCGGACCTATACCGTTCATGAAGGTTGTTGATAGTCAAATGACTGCGTACAAGCAAGGCAAGACCCGTAAGGGTAGCTATGCAGCCTACATTGACATTGACCATCCAGACATCATAGAGTTTATGAACTTCAAGCTACCAACAGGTGGCGACAGTAACCGCAAGTGTTTTAACTTGTTCAACGCAGTGAATGTCACTGATAAGTTTATGGAGGCTGTAGAGAATGCGACTACGTGGGAACTCATTGATCCAGCAGACGGAGCTGTTAGAGAAGTTGTGGAAGCTAGACGACTATGGGAGCGACTACTTGAAGCTCGTTCGAGGACTGGAAGCCCTTATATTAACTTCATCGACACAGCACAAAGAGGACTTAACAAACGACAGCAAGAGCTTGGACTCAAAGTTAGAGGAAGCAACCTTTGCAATGAAATCCACCTTGCAACAGATGAACAACGTACTGCGGTATGTTGCCTCAGTTCAGTCAACCTAGAGAAGTATCATGAATGGAAGGATTCTAAGATGATCGCAGACCTTGTGCGCTTCTTAGACAATGTGTTATCCTTCTTCATTGAACACGCACCGAGCGAACTAAGCAAAGCAGCCTACTCAGCTCAAATGGAACGTAGTATTGGTATTGGTGCTATGGGCTTCGCAGGTCTATTACAGCAACACGAATACGCTTGGGGCGACTTAGGCGCTAAACTGCTCAATGAACGCATCTTTAGGGATATGAATGAACAGGCTAAGAAGGCTACGAAGTTACTGGCACAGCAGAAGGGAGAAGCTCCCGACTTGGCTGGTACAGGCGATCGTAATGCTCATCTGTTTGCCATTGCCCCTAATGCTAACAGTAGTATTATCTGCGGTTGTACAGCATCTATTGAGCCTCTTAAGTCTAACGCCTTCACCCATCGCACACGTGCTGGGGCTCACTTGATTAAGAACAAGTACTTGGAGAGACGTTTAGAGTCACTAGGCATGAACGATGAGAAGACGTGGAAGTCCATCATTAACAATGCAGGGTCTGTTCAGCATTTGGATATACCTGAAGAAGATAAGGAGATCTTCAAGACTGCATTTGAGATCGACCAAGCCTATGTAATCGACCATGCTGCAGAGCGTCAGCCTTATATCTGTCAGGGCCAGAGTGTCAATCTCTTCTTCCCTGCTGGTGTTCCACGGTCATACGTCAATGCAGTGCATCTAAGGGCTTGGAAGGGTGGACTGAAGGGCTTGTACTACTTCCGTACCACAGCAGCAGTAGAGGCTGATAAGGTCGGAGTATCAATGGAACGTAATGCGTTGAAGGACGCTGAGGAGTGTTTAAGCTGTCATGGCTAATATGAAAGTAGAACTGATTGAATCAGCAGGGGGCGACCTTAGTGTCGTCAACTCTGCACGAGTTTCTTTTAACAAAGAAAGCAGTACTCTGGATACCAAAGATGAGAAGTTAATAAACTACCTTGCGAAACATCGTCATGATACTCCGTTTAGACATAACTTTATTCAGCTTCGCTGCTCTGTGCCTCTATTCCTTGCCCGTCAGCTAATGAAGCACCAAGCAGGTCTAACGTGGAACGAAGAGAGCAAACGATACGTAGATGATATACCTGCAATCTTCTACCCTGATGAGTGGCGTGAGCGTCCTGAGAAGAGCATCAAGCAAGGCTCAGGTAAACGACATAAGTACACTCCACGGTGGTCTAGGTTCTATGAAGCCCATATGCAGGAATCACTGGATATGTATCGTGATATGATCCGTGATGGCATTGCACCAGAGATGGCACGAATGGTGTTGCCACAGAGCATGATGGTCAACTTCATCTGGTCTGGTAATCTACTTGCGTTCTACCATGTGTGGAATCTTCGTAGCGGTGCAGGGGCTCAAGAGGAGGCTCAGTTGTTTGCGGAGTTGCTGAGGGAAGCTATTGAACCTGCCTTTCCTATAGCTTGGAAAGCTTTAGAAGGCAGATAGACGCACTATATGTGCACGTAGGTTGATAACGCTGGATAATAATAGGGGCCAGCACCTATTTTATTGGACTATGTTCCAACTTTAACGGACATAGTGGGAATTAACGGACATAGGAGAGTGGGTGATGAAGCTAAGAGATGAAGGGACAGGTCAGCTTTATGAGTGTGAGTACGCTTGCGATGGTATAAACCAAGATCGCTACATAAAAACAGGACGCATGGTAGTAGAAGATCGCTCCAACTGGCATGAGCACCACGACTTAATTGTAGCGTGGGCTAGAGGGGCTGATATTCAATGGAAGAGTGCTGATGGTTGGAAAGAGGTCTCTGATACGCCTTTATGGACTGAATTACATAAATACCGCATCAAACCAGACAACTCAGAAGAGATAGCTAAAGCAGAAAAGGACTTGCGCTGGCTTGAGAATGAAGTGAGCGACCTGAAGCGTAAGCTGGCTAAGTTGAGGGGTTGAGTGATGAAACTTGTGCAAGCAAGAGAGTGGGCTGACATCTACCTCAGTTCACCACATCTATCACAAGAAGCATATAGCTTAGAGGCTATGCTCATTGATGCCTACACTGCGGGATGGCGTGAAGGCTGGGAAGATGGTGAGTTGTGTGGCTACAATCGTGGTCGTGAGCATAACGAGACTGACCTTGAAGTAATACGTAATGCTGGCATACAGGAAGGTATAGAACGTATGCAGAAAGCGTATCAGATTAGACCTAGAGGTAAATCAATCTATGGACTTTGAAGAATGGTTTGAGAAGTACAACTATCAGCGTGAATACACAGTTGAAGAATATGTCACAGCTCAAGCCGCATGGGATTACCAGCAGAAGATTATAGACGGTTTTAAACAAGCTAATAACGACTTGGCTAAAGCAGCCATCAGACCAGACGGCTACGTCCTTGTACCTGTAGAACCTACAGAGAAGATGATTGATGCTTGGTGGGATACCCATGTGGATGGCGATGAAGAAGCACGATGGCTAACTAATTATGAGGATGCTGAAGATGAAAGTAATAGATGAAGTAGAACATGAAGACGGTAGTGCTACGTACACCTTCGACCTAACAGAAGAAGAACGTATCATCATGACACAGCAAGGTATTCTATGGAGTATTATTGCAGGTGCTACTGGTGTCACGCCTGAGCAAGTGTTCAAGGATTATTTAGAATACGGTAGCGTGTACGAAGCAGGGATACAAGAAGGTATCAATCGAATGTACACACTGTACGACATCTGCCCACAATGTAAGTTGCCAAATGGTCAACACAAGATGGACTGTAGCCGTGGGTAAGTTCTACTGGAAGCTGAAGGCTGGTGGAGCATTCAAGCCTATGAAGTACCAGATAACTTACATTGTATGCAATCTGAAACGCAACAGACACAAACTAGTCTCCAAGAGGCTAACAACATACCCTAGCAATCGTTGGGGTCACGGATATTGGAGTAACAAATGGAAATAACAAAAGAGATGCTAGAGCGACACAACAAAGGTCAACAGGCTGCACAGGACGTTGTAGCTGCCTTGGATGGTCTAACGATCATTGAGGCCGTTGGTGTGCTTGAGCTAGTCAAACAAGGTATGTTAAAGTATGCAGATCAAGATTACGACCTAGACGTTGGAGGAGTCCACTAATGGAAGCTAAGATAGATAAACTACAAGCACAAGTGTTCCTCCTAACTATTGCACAGGCTATACTAATCACATCAATGCTTTTAGAGGTGCTGCTATAATGTCACTATTAGACCAGAACACTGCCTACAAACCTTTTACTTATCCTTGGGCTGTAAACTTTGCCATTGACCATGAGCGTATTCATTGGGGTGAATGGGAAGCCAAGCTACAAGACGATGTAACACAATGGAAGTCAGGAAAGCTAAGTGAGTCAGAGAAGAACCACATCACCCAAATCCTGCGACTCTTCACCCAAACGGATGTTGCAGTTGGAACTAACTATATCGAAAATTATCTACCAAAATTCAAGAACAATGAAATACGTGCAATGCTTAGTAGCTTTGTCAACCGTGAATTTGTTCATCAGCGCTCTTATGCTTTACTTAATGACACTCTAGGCTTACCAGAGGACGAGTTCAGCGCCTTTACAGAAGTACAGGCTATGCAGGACAAGTTAGACTTTATGGCTGACATGGACGTACACAGTCACAGTGGACTTGCATTGGCTGTGGCACGGTCTGTTCTGAACGAAGGTATGAGCCTATTTAGTGCCTTTGCAATGCTGTTGAACTATCAGCGCTATGGCAAGATGAAGGGTATGTGTGAGATTGTAGAATGGAGTATTCGTGATGAGTCTATGCACTGTGAAGGCATGGCTAAACTATTTAGACAGTTCTGTGAGGAGCACCCTCGCATTGTTACTGACGAGTTCAAGGCAGCTATCTATCAAATGTTTAGGGATGCTATCAAGCTGGAAGACAAAGTTATTGACATTGCTTTTGAGCTTGGAGATGTGGAAGGTCTTACTGCTAAGGAAGTCAAACAGTACATCCGATACATTGCAGACCGAAGATTGATTCAGCTTGGATTGAAGGCTAACTGGAAGGTTAAAGAGAATCCTCTAGAATGGCTCGATTGGATCATCAATGGGGATAGCTTTAAGAACTTCTTTGAAGGCACTGTAACTGATTACAGTTCAGATAACATGACAGGAGACTGGTGGAACGATGATGGTGTTGCTGCGTAATGGCTTCGGATTTGACATCGAAGTAGTAAACAGTCTCCCCTTATGGGTGTGGGAGCAGGGACAAGATCCTGAAGTGGACGAACCTGCTGTTGGAGTTTACGAAGGGCTTGTTATTAACTTGCCCTTCATCAAGATACTAGTAGGCAAACTGGTGTAGGTCTCGATAGAGACTATTTAGCCCCTAGATGCTACATAGACTATTTAGCCTGTGTAGTGTCTAGGGGCTTTTTTATTTAAGTCCTAAAGACTCTAGCTTCTTCATAAGAATAACATCCCTAGGGTCTGCTTTTACTTCTTGGAAGTCACTAGGTAGTTCCTCATGTCGGAAAGGTGCAGAGGCCATGACAGAGAACAGTGCCATTTGGTCACGCTTATTGAACTCATTAGGGTTCATCATAAGTTTACTGTTAAGGCCCATTAGCTTCTTGACCTGCTTCTCTCCACCTTCTTCAAGCATCCAACGTGCTATCATAGCTGGTCCTGCTGCTAACATAGCTGCCCAAGTTTTACCTAAAGCAGAGTTCTGATCACTAAGGACTTTGCGAACATTAGCAGTCTGTTGACCACGTACAGCTAGTGAGAAGTTACCTGCAGACTGTTTCTCCATCTGTTTAGCGTATTGAAGACCTTTTAGTATCTTAGACTGATCTTCTTTAGAGAATACAGTTGCAAAGGTACGGTTAGTCTTAGAGTTAGTTGTTAGTTTTGTAAACTCTTTGATAGCTGCATCAATAGCTTTTTCATCAGGAGACGCTAAGATCTTACCATAAAGACTATCTAAGTAACCCGCTTGCATACGCTTTAGAGTCTTAGACTGGTCTTCAGTAAGCCCTTTACCAAACAGACTAGAGATACCTGAAGAGTGCTTCAAAGCCTCCATAGCATCTTTAGCTGTGGTTACGTTACCTTCCTTAAACAGTAGCTCGCCAACAAACTCTGGATGAGCATCTAGACCGACCTCAATAGTCGCTCTGTTAAACCCTTCCATGCCTTTAGCGTACATATCAGATAAGTTCTGGAAACGCTTCCATACGTCTGTTCCAACCTTCTCAGACTGCTTGTTTAGAGACTTCTCATAAGCAGCACGAAGGTTGTTTAGGCTTTTAGCAAGTCCTTGGTTTCCTTCTTTAGACGCTTGATAAGCTAGATCACGGAGGTTACGAATATCTGTAAAAGCACCATAGAAAGATACAGAGCGTTCATTATCTAACAAGCCCTTAAGAGTCTTCTCAAAGATCTCTAGGTTCTCATGCCCAAGACGAGTTGTTAGGTTCTGTAGATCCTTTTTAGAGCCTGTTAATCCTCGGTTTGGTACAAGGTCAACACCAGCATCCTGTAGCACGTTACGGACGTAGTTCTCAACACCTGTAGTGTTTAGCTTAACATTCTTAGCTTGTTTGTCCAACTCGCCCCACTGTTTCTCTGAAAAAGCTATAAACTCATTACGAGCTTGGTTTACAGCTCCTTGAAAGGCCTCACCCATGTCATAATCAGCAAGACCATTCACAGTACCATCAGAGTTCCTACGAGTAATGTCAAGCATAGTTACGTTCTGATCATATATCTTACGGATAGCTTCATCTTGTGCTTTGTAGATGTCGAAGATACCGCCACCACCAAAACCAGCAAGACCAATCTTCTCTAGAGTTGTTAAGAACTTAGAGCCTGTTAGCTGTGCTGGTGTTAGGTGTACAGGTACTCCAGTGTCACCAATAGTGACTCCAGAGTTACCTAGAGCTTGGTTGACCTCCATTAGATATTTAAGCTCTGCTTCAGTAGGCTTCTTACCAATCTGAAGTTTGTGGATAGCTTCTTTAGCGCCTCCTAAGATCTCACCTGCTGCACGACCAAAGGTAGCAAATGCACCTGTCTCTGCCGCTTTGTTGATGGTATCAATAGGGTCTACACGGCCTTCTACATAGTCCTGTACAGTTTCACCTACAGCCCTACCAAACATAGGGAGGCCTACCTCTGCAGCAATACCTCTAGCAGCAGCAGTGACAGGCTTCATCATAGGCGGTACAGGGTCTTTAATAGCTTGCATAGCATATCTAGCAGCAGCTAAATCACCACCTAGCTCACCGATCTCTGGAGCATATTGAGTAAGTATATCACCAACGTACTCCAAAGGAGATGGGCCTATGTCTTCCTTAATCTGAGAGATAGGAGACTTGATAGGGTCAGCAACAGGCGTAAAAGAATCTGATACCCCTGCTTGCTCTAGCAGCTTAAGGATCTCTGCATCTTGATTTGGTTGTGTTTGTCCTTCCATTATGCACCTTCTTCTCTTAGCTTGATAGCCTCAATTAAGGCCTGTGCAGTGCCTTCAGGTTGATCTGTGAACTTAGCCCACTGAGCAATCTCTGAAGCCGTAGGGATAGGAATACGTCCTTTGTATTTCCCTAGAGCACGTTGACGTACTAAGTAATTGTACTTACTAACACTCTCAAGAGCTGTTTTAGCGTTTAGAGACTTGATTGCTGTTTTGCCAGAGAAGTCATCTTTAGCCATACGTGCAGCGAACTGTTTACCTGCATAGACCTCTGCAGCCTTACTAGAAGCTAAGTATGCTAGAACGTCTTTCAAGCCCTGTTCAGACTGTTTGTAGGATGGTAAAGACTCTTGTAAGAACTTCAAGTCTTTATCAGACAAAGCACCTTTAAGAGCGCTTGCTTCAGCTAGGGTAATATTGCCTTGAAGTACTGACACTAAGTCGTTAGCAGCAGCACTAGCTACAGCACTGTCTACTCCTAACATAGCTCCAAGCGACATAGACCAACGCTCTACATCGGCTAGAGGACCAGTAGCAGCGCCATCTTCTACAGCGCCTAGGAAACTCTGGAAGATCTCTAGAGGACGTTCAGATTCATTACCTTTGTTAATAACGTCTGTGTACGTACCAAAGGCGTACTCTTCAGCCTGTCCTTGGATGTCAAAGCCCTGTGTACTACCAGTACGTGCTAGAGCCTCAATACGCATATTACGGTACTTGTCTTTGTCTTCCTGACTAAGATCAGAGTTCTCTAGTAGTTTATCAAAGTCTGTCTTACCGATAGTAGTTAGACGTTCAGAAGCAACTTTGTAGTCTGCAGTGTTCTTAGCGATCTCAGTATTGGTCTTGATGATCTCTAGCGGTGTCATAGCTTCAAATCTAGATAGCTCTGCACCTTTAAGTTTAGTCTCAGCCTCACGTTGCTCCTTTAGAGCATTCTCTGCTGCTTTTCTAGCTTCTATGAGATCGACATTAGGATCACGTTCTGCTATTATGGTAGCAATCTCTTCAGCAGTCTTCTCTTTCTCTTTACCCGCCTTAGCTGCTAGAGCGTTCTCTTTAGCAATCTTAGCAGCTAGTTCATCTACTTTGCCCTGTCGAGTTTCTTCTTCAGTAGTAGTCTCAGCTTTTGCTTTTCCTGCTTGTGCCTGACTAGCCTCTGCAGCAGCTCTACGCTGTTCTGCTTGAGCCTTAGTAGCATCTAGATCAGCTTCTTGCTGTCGAGCCTGTGTAGCAGCATCCTGTGCTCGCATAGCCTCTTGTATCTTACCCTTAGCTTGCAGCTGTTTAGCTACAAAGTCTAACTGGTCAGCACGGCTATTAGGGTATTGAGCAGATGCTTGTTTCATCAAAGAGCCAAACAGCTTCTGATTCTCTGCCGCTTTGATCTCTGCAGGGCTACGTGTCTCTGCACCTGTAATACCACCAATAGATCGCATTACATTACGTGCATGGCTAGGCAAGTTAAGCATACCTGCAGAACCTACATTCTCAGCCATGTACTTACCAAGAGCCATATCCTGAGCTTCTTGCTGTTGACGTACAGCCTCTGGTGATACAATGTCACCAAAGAGACTAGTAATTGATGGTGCTTCAGCCATTATTCACCTCCGAAGATAGAGTTATATAGGCTATCTAGACCTGAAGATACTGCAGAGCCAATCTGATCTCCTAACGAGGCCTGTTGAGCGCCAGCAGCAGCAGGAGCAAGCATACCTGTTAGGTTCTTAAGGTAAGTCTGATAAATATCACCAGCGACCTGTTCAGCGCCAACCTGAGCCTGTAGTACAGATGGGATTGCAGCCTGTACAGCTTCACCGCCAGCCAATCGACCAGACTGTAGAGCCTGTTGGATAGGTGTAGCGCCTTGTAGTGCTGCTAGTTGCTGTGCTTGAGGCTGATAAGCCTGATTAGTCAATGTGCCAAGCAAGTTAGACTGTGCAGTCTGTTCTTGCTGTGCTCCAGTCATAGCAGTTAGGAAATCCTTATTCTGCTGTTCTAGTAGTGCTTGCTGACGTGCAAACTCTTCAGGGCTACCACCACCATATAGAGAACTACCTAGACCTAGACGGCCCTGTGCAGCCATCTGTTGCTGTAGTTGAGCCTGTTGACGATTAATCTCAGGCTGACGAGCAGCTTGTAGGCGATTGTAGATGTCTTGCTCACGTTGACCTGTACCAGTAAGAAGACCGCCTAGAACGCTCTGTGCGCCCGTTAGAGCCTGTTGTGTCATTGCCTCTTGCTGTTGACTAGGAGTAAGAGTAATATCGCCCTGAGCGCCTACAGAGACGCTTCCTAGTGCTGGTGAAGAGGTAATAGTGAATGGTTGAAATGCTGCAGCCTGTGAAGCCTGTCCAGCCAAGTCAAGTGCAGTTGTCTTAGATACATCAGCAATATCCCTAGCTCGCTTCATTTGCTCTGCAGAGGCTGCAAAGCTTGTAGCACCTGACAGAGCATTAGCGATGTTAGAACCACTGAATAGGTCGCTGAACCAGTTAGTTTCTTCAGCCATTAGTAAGTGCCTCCGTCAATAGTACCAACAGTGGCTGTACCAGTTACTTCTAGTGTTGGCATAGTTACAGTGCCTGTGAAGGTCGGTGAAGCTGTGTCGGACTTTGTAGCCACTGCTACTTGAATGTTATTAAACTCACTGTCAATCTCACCACCTTTGATGATCTTAGCAGGGTTGCCTGATTGCAGTGTATCTTTAACTGCGAAGTTAGTTGTCTTTGAATAGTTACTCATTAGATTGTCCGTCCTACGATAGCCTGTGCTGTTAGTCGCTGTATAGAAACTGGTGAACCATCAATTGTAGCTTCAACACCTAGCTGAACTACTTGACCTCCACCTGAAGCGTTTACTGTTGGGCGGTTTACCAACACACCAGCGTTGAACTCACCTTCGTTGTATTCTGCAATATTGTATTCTGCTATGACCTGTGTACTAAGCGTGAACTTCTTCTTCTTATACGCATAGCTGTAATCATAGCCCCAGTTTAGTGTTACGTCTGTAGCAGACCCGCCAATGACTGTAATCTTTAGGTTCTTTAGAAGTTTAAGGTTACTTGGAGCACCAAAGTCAATGTAGTTGGTGAAGTAGCTGAGATAGTAAGGTAATCCGTTATCACTAAAGCCATCATAAATACCTATACCACTCTCCATACCAAAGTACAATTTACCATCACGTGTACGTAGCATAGCTTGTACATACAAGGCCGTCCAAGTAGTGGTACGGTATGCTCCGTTCTCTAAAGGTGCTCGTGTGTCAAAACAGTACACAATGTTAGAGCTAGGTAAGAACAGTAGATAGAAGGCTTCTTCAGGACTGTACACACTAACCATGTGCTGAGTCTCTGCTTGTACGAATGGGTTCAAAGAACTACGTACATTCTTAGACAAGTCAGTCATTGGGTTAGACTTCTCTTGAATGGTGCGCTGTAGGCTTCGTAGCCCAGTGTCACTCAAGAAGATCAAGTCAGTACCAGTGGTCTGAATAGAGTCTCGTGCAATACATCCAACACCTACGATAGTATCTGCTAGTTTCATTGTAGCAGGGTCTTCAATGCCTCCGTAGACAATGATTTGACGCTTACCGAAGATGAACAAGAGTCCGTTGTGGGAAGCCATAGCAACAATAGTGTCACTACCATCAGGCCACACCTTAGATACGTCTACATAGCCTGAAGAGCCTGTGTTCCACTTCATACCCGTTAGTAGGTCAGACCAGTAGATCACTGTAGCCTCTGTAGAGGTATTAGCGACCCACAAGCGACCTGCAGCACTAACAACTACGTTACCTTCTGGAACAGTACCTGCATAGTCTGCGTGGTCCTCAATAGCCACTGCAGTCGTACCGTCATACACAACAGGTTTAGCTCCTTTACGGAACATATACTGCTTGTCATTGAGAGTAGCATAGCTATATCTACCATCAGTGACTGTGTAGGCTGCTGGAGTGATATCTGTTAGTGTCTCATCACCTGCATAGATCTTAGTGTCTGAAGCGCTTACAATCTCTGTAGACCCGTCAGACTTAACAAACTCTGATAGAGAGACGATAGAGTCTGGATTAGTGTCTGTTACGTATCGCCAACCCTTACGAGCACCTATACGTCCAAACTGGTCAATTACACAGTTCGTAGCCTCTAGAGCGTACTGCTCAGGCAATGACGTAGGAGAGTCCTCTGTATTAAGCCCATAGAATCCTGGAGCTTGGATGGCGATGCTCTGTAAAGGTTTAGCCATTATACTGTATCCCAGATTAGTTCATCAGGGCTCAAAGCAGCGTCTAGTGCAATAGCATTAGTTAGCTCCTGTCGAGCAAATGCAGACTGTTCTGTAGCTCCTTGACCGCCTGTCTCACCACGCTCACGTAATGCAAACGCATAAGCATATTGGATAACAGGAGCTGAAGGAACTAAGAGACGATCACTGTCATTCTCTAGCTCTGAAGGTCGTAGAACTGCTTTGACCTGCAGAGAGATAACAGAGTCTGGTGTGCTGTGTAGCTTGATAACTACATCACCATTGCTATCTACATGAGAGACTGTATAGCCCATCACAGTGCCGTTAGTGTCATCAGTCTGTACTTTGTATTTATTTACATCAGCAAGGCTAAGTCTACGTAGCTCTACGTTGTTTGTAGTATCATATACATGTAAGATCTCTAGACGGTTGCCAGAGCCTGTCAGTGTATATGTAGAAGTTCCAGCGACTGTGGTGACATCGAAGTCACTACGTAGGCTCTTCCAGTCCCAAGCATCTTCAACCATACGCTTTGCATCATTAACAAAGTCGCCAATGAGAACTGAATAGTCAGACTCATTGACGGTTGTAGCTTGTTCTTCTCGAAGTCTACGCATCACTGCATTAACTAGTTGTAAGAATGTCATAATTATACCAACTTAGCATTAAGTATTTTACGTGATAGTGGCGTATCTTTGTCTTCCAAGTTAATTTGAAATAGGTCACGTCCCATCAAATCAGCATCAGGTTCTAGACTGCCGAAGGATGTTGTACCTTTAGCAAGTCCTTCAAGATCTCCCATATCAAGACCACTTAGGTCAATATCAGGTAGATCGCCAATGTTAGTGCCTGACCAGTCTAGTGAGCCTATGTCAACACCTAGACCATTCAGTTCTGGCAGGTTAACCTCTGGCAGAGTAACATCTACGCCTGACCAATCTAGACTAGGTAGATCAATGTCCATCGCTAAGTCAGGTAGCTCTCCAAGATCAATGTTTAGATCTGGTACTGGAACGCCTGAGAAGTCTATAGAGCCTATGTTAAGGTCTAGATCGATCATGTCTGGTAAATTGATGTCTGGGAGGTCTGCGAAGTTAACACCACCAAAGTCAATGTCAGGGAGATCAAAGTCTAACTCATTAACAATGTAGTCTGGAGCTTCGAAGTCTGGTAGTTCACCCCCTTCTTCAACGTAAGTAACAATACCGTCCACTAGAGCCTTGTTAGTATCGCCTGTTTGGTCATAGGTGTTAAGAGATTCTACAGATGCCTTACCTAGAGGATTATCTAGACCTAAGTCCTGTCCGTAAACATCACCTAGTACGCTAACACGGTCTTCACCTAAGCCAATACGGATAGCTGCTTCTGTTGGCTGTTCGTAGCCTTCAGGAACAATGTCCATAACCTTATCAGCATAGGTAGATACTGCAGCTTCTACAAAGTCTTCGCCATTTGCTACCTTAGTAGTAAACTCAATAGCCTTAACAGTCTCTGCAGATGCTCCTACACCTGTAGTGATCTCTGCAATTGCTTCATCAAGACTAAAGTCCAAATTGTAGTATTTATCAGCAATATCGCTCCAACTAGGTTTAGATGGTGCAGAAGTCGTTGCAGCTTCTTGCTTAGCATTGATAGCTTCACCGCCTAGCCCAATACCTTGACTTAGTGAAGTAGAGACATCAAAGTCCCCAGACTCAAAAGACTGTTGAGCTTGTTCAGCGTTAGCAGCAGAGTTGCTAAACATATCCTCTAACTTTGTAAAGGTAGTTTCACCACCGATACGCTGCTCAACCCAACGAGTACCATCACCATCTACAGACACTTTATGGTCAACAATAGCCTTATCTGCAACACCAGCAGCACCTAGTAAGGTCTCTGTAGTCATTGCAGTACCAAGTGCAAACACTGGGACACCTGTTACAGCAAAAGCAGCCATACCAGCAGCGTATCCTATGCCGTAGTTAATGCCTTTGTTTGCTAGATAGTCAACACCAGAAGCTACTAGGTTAGCTACAGACACCCCTTCGTCTACCTGTATACGCCCTGTTTCTGGGTTTATAACTAGTCTTCGGTCTGTGCGTGATAGTGTTTCACTACTGTTTTCTTGTGCTGCTTGGTGGGCATTAAGAAGGTCTTGTGTAAATGCAATCTCAGACCTAACACCAGTGCCGTAGTAATCTCCTGCTTCAGATGCAGCCTCATACAACGTACCCATAGCCCCTTCATCAAGACTAATCTGTTCACCGTAGTCAACAGTAAGCCCGTCTTCAAAGCCTTTTAGAGTTCCTTCACGTTGATATGGAGCATCTACGTAGGTGACACCATTAACCACAGAAATATCTGCTGTAGGAGCTGCTGAAGGCATTGCTCCGCCTAGTTCTTGTAGAGCCTCTTCGTTTACAGGATCTATAGAGATTGTCTCTACACCTTCTGGGGTTGTGTCGATACCCACAGCAGACTTAACAGAATCAAACAAGCCCGACCAAGTGAATGAGTCATCAGACTTTGACGTTACAGAGGGCATATCCTTCTCAGCCTCTGTTGACCAATCATCAACGCCTCTAATGAACTGGTCAACTGTATCGTCTAACCAGTCATCGTTGTAAACAGAACCACCAAAGTCTTTGTTAATACCTTCAAACAAAGATGCTGTAGTTGATGTTACGTATTTACTATTGTCTGTATTCTCAATAGCTTGTTTGTACGCATAAGCTACATCGTCAGAAGTATAGTAACCTTTAGTGCCAGCGATTTGATTAAGTAGTTGATCATACGTGGCATTGAATGATGTATTAGCTTGCAGTGTGTCAGAGGCTATCTGAGCCTGTCTAGCTGCTTCAGCTATTTCAGCGTTCTTAGCGTCTCGTGCAGCAATAGAAGTGTGAATAGATCCATCATTGGCTGTATATGTAGTAGGAGCTGGTTGACCACCAACGTCAGCGCTAGAGCCTCCAGAGCCTACGTAGCCACTGTTGCCATAACTAACACCACCACCGCCTGATTGTCTATTAGCAGTGTCTTGGGCTATAGCACCTGCAAACTCAGCATCAGAGACTGTAGAGCCTCCTCCACCGCCTCCGCCACCACCTGATGAACCACCACCGCCTAAGTAGCCTCCAACAGGTGTTAACATTCTTTGTAGTCTGGTTAGCATAGTTGTTTTTCCAAAGTAATCTGTTTTAGTTTGTATTCAGGTAGAACTCTATGCCACCCTTTACGACCTTTAACCTCTATAGTCGAACAACCCCACTCTTTAGCTTGTTCCTCTATAGGCTTTATAGTATTATTCCAGCCCTCTGAAGAACTAACATCAGAAGTCATATACTCAACAATATATGTCTTAGTATTATCTATTCTTGAGTATGTAGCCCCTATGCAAAAAGCAGTTAGATCCATATTGACCCAAAGGTCTGCTTTGTTATTAACTAAGAGGTTGTATAAATAGTTCGATGTCACCCAGTTGTTTAACATCTTATTGTTTGAGGTTAGAGGTTCAATGAACTCCCAGACCTCATCAATGTCTTCTGGGTGTATTCGATGTATGTCCATGTTTGCCTCTTTGTGTTCTATATAGTAATATTATAGCATACTTTGAGACATTTGTCAAGAGTTAATAGCTCCAAACAGTAGGACGAGGAGACATCTCAGGTTCTTCACAGGCATCCAAATGAATAAACCTACCAGAACCCTTCTGCTGCACTCCAATGCCTGTAAACACATCCATTGCTAATGCGAGCTTAAGCACTTCATAGGCTTCACCACGGTCCACTGCTAGGTCTATTGCCTTACCAGTGCTGTGAGCTCCTGCAGAGGCCTTTCTAGCCTCGATTGGGTGCTCAGGGCATCGGTAGCCCGAGGTAACTCTTAACGGCTTACCATAGGCTTCTCTGAGCTCGTCAAGGGCATCCATGAACTCTGGAGACATCTTATTGTCACCACAGTGGCTACAGGAGACTTCAGAGTCACTAAAATACTTAGCCATATTAGCCTCCTTGGATGATATCGTTATACTCGATAACAGAGATCATTAGAGTCATACCAGCGCCATCCATTGCTTCAATCTTGTCACCTTCAGCGAGCATGACGAACTCGTTCTCTCCGCCACCGATCTTAAAGAACTCACTAGAGGCTAGAGAGTAGCCGTCAAACATCATTAGGTATGCTTGGTTAGCCTCATTCCATATGCGTACATCAAAGGAGCTAGTAGAGCCTGATGTGTTCGTTACATACAACAAAACCCACTCAGCCTTCTTGCCTGTGGGTACTGTGTATAGTGT